TGGTAAAGAACTTGCAACATATAAAGGCAAAATTGATATTGGTGCATACGATGGTGGATATGTTAAGTTTGATTTTAACGGCAAGAGATATATCTACTACAACTGTTTTGTAGAAAGCATTGCAGATATTGATTAAGTGATATTACCGACTACAGATTGATTGTAGTCGCTAACCAACAAAAATTATTGGCAGAGGTCTAAAAGTGCCTTTGCTTTTTTGGAAAGTAGAGGTGCTTTTCTTTGGCAAGTTCAAGCCTTATTTCAGCAGTAAAACAATATGAAAATTACATAGAAAGAAAAGAAATAGATGAGCAGGTTATTGACGCGTATATACAAGCTGTAGCCGTTTCACTAAGAACCGAACATGATATTAATTATGGATTGAAAATATCGGCAAGGACAAAGCAACTTATAGCTCAATTTGTTAGAGAACATACAGGCGGCAGAGTTGCGGACTTAGAGGTTTATGCAGGAGAACATGATACGACATATAAAGCACTTCAGCAATTTTATGATGTTTTAATGTATGAATCGGCATACTTAGTCGATAGTTTTTTTTATTATATCGAAATTGATGAAAAAGACCCATATAAAAGATTTTATTTTCCAAGATATAAAGTTTTACAACCTGTAGTTAAAGCGTATCAAGAAATTTATGACGGAAAATTAGATTTTTTGTCTGTATCACAGCCCAAGAGAACAGGAAAAACAACAGGCGGTCTGAAGTTGGCACAGATGATGGGTGGGAGAGACCCAGACGGAAGTATATTTGGTGTTGGAAAAGGTGAAGGACTTGTTAAGCGATTTTATGGTGGTTTATTGCAAAGCTTTGAGACAGAAAGTACATATCAAAGGTTTTTAAGTGTTTTTCCCGAAGCTACAAAAATAGGCGAAAAAGACTATAAAAGTGCTGAAAATTTTTCTATTGACCTTAAAAGCAAAAATATATTTCCAACTTTTACTTGTAGACCTATTGACGGAGCGATTGTCGGTTGCACAGAAGCAAATGTACTTGTATACATTGATGACTGTGTAAAAAATCATGAAGAAGCAAGAAACAGAGATAGACTAGAGTTTCTTTGTGAAAAGGTCACAGACGATGTTCTTGGTAGGCGATTAGAGGGAACACCAATTATTATACAAGGAACAAAATATAGTCTATATGACCCGATTACAGCGTTACAAAATAAGGCAAATGAGTTGGGGTGGAGTTGGCGAGAGGTAGCGATTCCAGCACTTGACCCAGTTACAGATGAAAGCAACTGGGAAATATATCGCAAGGATAAAAAAGGCTTGCGTAAGATATTTACAACAGATTATTACCGCAAAGAGCGCAAGCTGGTGTCAGAAGAAACATGGGCGGCAGAGTTTCAACAAGAGCCATTTGAAGCAAAAGGACGAATGTTTGCAGAAAATGAGCTTAATTACTTTGAAGAACTTCCTGTTGACAGAGAGCCGGACGCTATTATGGCGGCTTGTGATAGTGCCGACAAAGGAGAAGACAGTTGCTCAATGCCGATTGGATATGTTTATGGTAATGAGGTGTATATCGTTGATGTAGTATTTGATAATGCAGGAACACAGTTTACCAAGCCAGAATGTGCCAATATGCTTATTAAACATAATGTCAAAACCGTTACATTTGAGAGCAATAGCGCCGGAGAATACTTTGGACGTGACATAATGGATATTGTTAAAGACCGGGGCGGTAGATGTAGCGCAAGGTTTAAATTTAATTGTTCAAATAAAATAACTCGAATGGAAAACGCAAGAGATAATATCATTCGAGATTATTATTTTAGAGATTTTAAAAAAATGGACAGGCAGAGCCAATATTACAAGTTTATGAAAGAACTTACCACTATGACAAGAAGCGGCAAAGTCAATCATGATGACGCACCTGATAGCATAGCGCTGTTTGAGAATGAAATGCGGACAGGAACTGTAGCAAAAGTAGAAGCCACACAAAATCCATTTAGGAGGTATTGATTTATGACGACAAAGGAGTATTTACAGCAAATTGGAAAATTAAATAAAATGATTAACAATAAAATGATTGAACTTTCACAAATGAAAGAAATGGCATACAGTATTAAAGCCGTGGGAACAGATGAGCGCGTTATGTCTTCTAGTGACCCGGACAAAACGGGCTGTGCATATGCTAAGATTGAAGAAATGGAAGAAAAAATTAACGGCATGATTGACAACTACGTAGATACAAAAGAAAAAATTATTAATCAAATTGAAAGTATAGAGGACGAAAACCTATATAATATTTTATTTTTAAAATACATAGCAAAAAAACGGTTTGAAGATATTGCGGTCGAAATTGACAAGTCATGGCGGCAGACAATCCGATTGCACGGAACGGCACTCAAAAAATTTGAAGAAAAATACGGAAAAGAATACTTGTCGTGTCATTGAATGTCATATTAATACTGTGTTATTATTATAATGTCAAATAAAAGTAAAAGTTCCGAGGAAAGCACTGCTACAGAAATGTGGTGGTGCTTTTTTCATGCCAAAAGAGGTTGAATATGAGGTTTTACACTAAAAAAAATAAGGCTGTAATGTGTCCGAATTGTGGCAAATTATTGACGTATGCCGATAAAGATGACCCCAATTTACATAAATTGGCTTGCAAGCATTGCCGTAAGTGGATTTGGTATTATCCGAATGATGATGATAAAAATGAAGCCAAAGAAATCCCGGATACACGCTCGTCAAGCGGAGTCAGACTTTACTAGGAGTATTAAATATGTTAAATGATGTATATTTCCACGAACTTGTAAGAGGTTGTTATGGACGCAAAATTGCATATACCAATGTTGAAAAAATAACAGCAGATAACGTTGTTAAAATCGTTGGAGATTGCATTGGTGTATTTAACTATAACAAGCCCATTATCCGGTATTTGTGGCACTATTATAAAGGCGACCAGCCGGTATTATACAGAATAAAAATGCAAAATGAAGACGTAAACAATAAAGTTTGCGAAAATCACGCATATGAACTGGTTCAATTTAAGGTTGGACAAACATATGGTGAACCGATACAGTACGTTAGCCGAAAAGACGATGAAAAAGTTAATAAAGCGGTTGATACGCTGAACGATTATATGTCTGACGCTAACAAGCAGGAAAAAGATATTAAGGCAGGAGAGTGGCAGTCAGCGACCGGCACATCTTTTAAGGCAATACAGATTGTTGACGGCGACATACCGTTTCGGATAATAGCACCAAGCCCAATGAACACCTTTGTTATTTACAATAAAGCTACAGAAGAACCGGTGCTTGCTGTACAGGAGTTAAAAGACGAAAATAACAACTTTTATAAGCTGTGTTATACAGATTCAATGACATTTAAAATTCAAGACAGCAAAGTTATTGAAAGCAGATTGCACGCGTTTGGCAGTATTCCGATTGTGGAATATCCGAATAATCACGAAAGGATTTCAGATATTGAATTGGTTATCAGCCTGTTAGATTCAATAAATACCATGCAGTCAAATCGAATGGATTCGGTACAGCAGTTTGTTGAATACTGGATAAAATTTATCAATTGTGAAATTGATGATGAAACTTTTCAAAAGATGAAAATGAACCATGCGCTCGTTGTTAAGTCTATTAATAAGGATAACAAGTCAGACGTGGAAATTATGACGCAGGAATTAAACCAAACACAGTGTCAAGTTGCCAAAGACGACTTGTGGGACAATACATTGTCAATTCTTGCGATTCCAAACAAACAGGGAAACACAGGCGGAGATACGCAAGGCGCGGTGGAATTAAGAAATGGTTGGGATTTCTCGAAAACAAGGGCAAAGCTTAAAGACCCGATTGTAAAAGCGGCGGAAAAGCGGCTTGCAAAGGTTGTGCTAAATATTATACGGATTAAGGACCGTGATTTAGGCATAAAAATGCGGGATTTTGAAGTGCAAATTAATCATAGCCCACAGGATAATATGTACACTAAAGCACAAACACTTACAGTATTGCTTCAATCTGGCATACATCCACTTGTGGCAATTAAAACGGTGGGGCTTTGGGGAGATTCAGAAAAAACATTTGTTCTTTCAAAGCCATACCTTGATGTCTTATATAAGACTGTTAAAAATGCGAAAGAACAGGAAAACAAAGCACAGGAAATAGTTAATCAACTTAATAATCAGCAAAATAAAGCAGTTAACAAGCAATAATCGGTAACTGCTTTTATTTTATAAATTTGCAGTCATGCGACAAATGGCAGAAACAATCGAGCGGAGAGAACCGTGTAAAAAAACGTGATTTTAGGAGGAATAAACGATGACAAGAGAACAGGCAAAACAGAATCTTATTTCAATCGGAATTTCAGAACCGACAGATGATCAGGTGAGTAATTATCTGAATCAGTTAAACGGTGAAACAAAGAAAGAAAAAGATAAAGCGGCAGAGTATAAAGCGAAAGCTGACAAGGCAGACGAACTTCAATCAAAAATTGATGAAATAGAAGCTGGAAACCTTACAGAACTTGAAAAAGCCAACAAAGCACTGGAAACGGCAAACAATCAGATTGCAGAGCTGCAGAAAAGCAATGCAATCAGGGATTTGCGTGAAAAAGCCATGACGGATTTCAAAATCACGGCAGAACAGGCAAAGACGGTTGTAAAAGAGGACGGAAGCTTTGACACAACTGTTCTCGGACAGATTATTTCAGAGAAAGAAACCGCTTCCGCACAGGCAAAGGAACAGGAAATTGCCAAAGGTACACCGAATCCGGGCGGCGGCGGTAGTAACCAAGATTTAGAGAAGACAGAAGCAGAAAAAATAGCCGCAAGTCTTATCTCAAGCAATCCAAAAAGTCAAAGCAACAATGATGTTTTGTCACATTATTTAGGAGGTAATTAAATGTCAAATATGCAGTATGAACAGATTTCATATGCTGGAAACGTTCAGATTTTAAAAAGACTGCCTAACGAAGCAATTCCAATGACACTTGATTTTACAGATGTTGTTGAAAAGACGGCTGACGGCAGAAAGATTGTAAAAGCCGGTACACCAATTGGAAAAAACGGAAAGGCAGACAACACGGCAACGGTCGTAGGTATTCTGAGATATGACGTCACAGAAGACAGGCCACAGGGTGTGATTTTGAAGAAAGCATATATCAATAAAAGCGTGGCTGAAAAGCATTCCGGCACTACATATGACGCGGGCGTTTCTACAGCGCTTCCAATGATTGTATTTGAATAATTTGGGAGGTATATAGATGTTAATTAATGAAGTGTTAAACAGTAAGTCTATTGCACTTACAACAACAGAAGAAGCAAGTAATCAAATCCCATATCTCGGATTAAATTGGTTTCCGGAAAGAAAGAAACAGGGGCTTGATTTAAGCTGGATTAAGACACATAAGGGACTTCCGGTATCGCTTGCACCGTCAAATTTCGACACAATTCCGACACTTAGAGCAAGAGAGGGATTAAGCAAGGAAAAAACACAAATGGCATTTTTCCGTGAAGGTATGGAAGTCGGCGAAGAAGAAATGCTTGAAATTGAACGTATTAGTTCTACAGATGACCCGTACCTCGCAAGTGCCTTATCAAGCGTATATGACGATACTAACAACCTTGTGAGCGGCGCAGAAGTCGTGCCGGAACGCATGAGAATGTCGCTTCTTGCTACAGAAGCAGGACACCCGGTTATTGCTATTGAAAGTGACGGTGTACAGTACGCATATGATTACGACAAGGACGGTTCATATGCAAAAGACCATTATGCAAAGCTTGAGGACACGAGCATGTGGAGTGATACAGTGAACTCCAAACCACTTACAGACCTTAATAATGCTCGGAAAAAATTACAGAAGAAAGGCAAGATTGCTAAATACGTTCTTATGAACACCAATACATTTCAGTATTTACTTGAAAATGCACAGATTAGAAATTCAATCCTTGCACAGAATCTCACGGCAACAATTGAGGTTGATGACGACACAGTAATTTCAGTTGTTCAGAAACGCACAAAGCTTACAATCGTCCTGTATGACAAAATGTACATGGACGAAGCTGAAAATGAACACTATTTTTACCCGGACAACAAAGTAACACTGTTGCCGGACGGAAAACTGGGTAACACGTGGTTCGGAACGACACCGGAAGAAAGAACTGCAAGACAGGTCACTGATGTTGACGTAACGACATATGGAACAGGAATTACGGTCGCTACAAAGGTTGAGTATGGTCCGCCAATGAAAATGTCAGTGTTTGCTTCTGAGGTAGTATTGCCGTCTTACGAAAATATGGATAGCACATTCGTACTTGAGGTTCATCATGATTAATCGGAGGTAGCATATGAAATATCCATATATCGTTATTAAAAACGGGAAATGGTATACGGCAGGCGAAGAGGTCCCGGACACTGTGCCGGGAAACAAGCCTGCCGGATATACCAAGACTGAAATAAACCGTATGCCGACAGCAGAATTGCAGAGTTTAGCGGCACAGAACGGCATTGAAAATGCGACGGAAATGAGCGGAGTTGACCTTAAAGCAATTTTGATTGAGAAGTTAGGATTATAAGTAGGAGAACAGCATGGAAGAATACACAACATTAGAGCAGGTAAAAATCCGGCTCAAACAATTTCATATTGAAACGGTTGAAAATGAGGATAACACTGAATCTGATGTTGTTGTGTTTGACAGCAAAGAAGACAACTTGCTTCTTGAACAGCTCATAAAACAGGCAACGAAAGATGTAATTGCAAAACGGTGTTATCCGCAAAGTTATACGCAGGAACAGATTGACAATGACTTGAAATGCTATGAAAGTGTAATTGTCAATCTTGTGGTATATGACCGGTCACAGGCAGGAGAAAACTACATGGCAAGCTACAGTGAAAACGGTGTAAGCCGTAGCTGGAAAGACCGTGATAGCCTGTTTGTAGGGGTATATCCGTTTGTAAAAGCATTATAGAAGATTGTGCGTTACGTTTTGCCAGCACCAGGAAAACGTAGCAGGCGGCACACAGTAAGGGTGGTGGGCGGTGTGCCACAAAAAAATGAAAGGCGGTATATTATGCCAGTTGCAATAATTATAAGTATCATATCGGTTGCTTTTTCCGTCTTTTTTGGATTTTTTAGTCTTTGGTTTGGTTTGAAAAACAACAAACACACAGACACAAAAGACATTGAAGAACGCGTAAAAGAGAATACACGTATCAATATGAAACTTGACGCCATTTCAAGCAATACAACTGAAATAAAAAATGAAGTGTCAGAAATGAGAAAAGAGATTAATTCTCACGATACACGAATTATCAAAGTTGAAGAAAGCGTGAAATCGGCACATTACAGACTAAACACTATTGAAGAACGTCTGAATGGCGAAAAGGAGATGTAATATGAATATTTTAGAAACATTGACGTCAAACATCATGATTATTTTAGCGGTAATCGGCGCAATCGCGTTTATTGTGTCGGTGATTACACAGGTTATCAAAGGAGTAGGTGTTTTTGCGAAGATTCCAACTGACGGATTGGTACTTGTGTTATCAATCGGCATTACAGTAGCGGCATTTGTAGCATATATGCAGTATTTACACATGACTATCCTGTGGTACATGGTTTTAGCCGCAATTATGGCGGGCTTTGTTGTTGCTTTTGTTGCTATGTATGGCTGGGAGAAGCTTTCCGAACTGTGGAAACGGTTCGGAAAGAACGTAGATTGATATGTTGGACATTAATAAACAAAAGATGATTTACGCGCTTAAAGACGGCAGAACACCGGTATACCAACTGAATAAAGACGGCTCAATAAAATACATCATTGTTGACGGTGAAGAAGTCCCTGTTGAAACAGGAGAGTATACCACAGGTTATAAAAAGCCTGTGGTTTTTTATTCTTCAATAAGCAATAAATTAAGTGAAGCACTGATAAAGGAATTTGGTGTAGATAATTCTACGAATTTTGTTCAAATTGTGGAAGACAAAGGCAAATTGCCGTTAGATGTTGGCTCGCTTGTTTGGAAAAAGTCGGAAGTGAGGTACAAAGATAAGGATAAAACAATCATTGATGAAACCAGTTGCGATTATATCGTTAAGGGTGTCGCTGATGAGGGATTAACGGCAGATTTATTTCTTTTACAGAAAAACGTGAGGTAAGCACATGGCTACAAGACCAATAGTTATAACATTGTCCCAAAAATCCGTAGAAAACGCAATAAAACGAGTACAGCAGTATCAATTAGGATTTCAACGTAAACTTAGAAAATTCGTGAAAGAACTTGCTAATGTAGGCATTGCCGTAGTTGATACCAATATGACAGAAGCGCAGTATACGTTTGACGGCAAAATAAGAAGCGGTTCTGACACGTCACACAATGCTTACGTAGAACTTAATTCCAATGGTAGTACGGCAGAAGCAAAACTGATTGTACAGGGAAAAGAACTGTTATTTATCGAGTTTGGCGCAGGCGTATATTATAACGGTGCCGCCGGTGCAAGCCCACACCCCAAAGGAGAAGAATTTGGATTTTTAATCGGTTCCTATGGCAAAGGCAACGGACAAAAAAAGGTTTGGGGCTATTACGATGAAAATAACCAACTTGTGCTTACAAGAGGTGTAAAAGCTACTATGCCGGTATTGAAAGCAGAACAAAAGATAATTGAGGACTACAAAAATGTTGTAAAGAGGGTGTTTGAATAGTGATTGATAATCAGTGGGCTTTTGATTTAGAAATGAATGTGTTTTCGACAATCAAGAAAAAGGCATTGGCAATTCTTGAAGACAATTACCCTGATATTAGCATTACAGCAGATGAAGAATCGAGCGATACACCGGTGTTTCCGACGGTATTAATACAGTCTGTTGAACCGACTGAAACAAACAGCGATTTAGAAGCTGACAGAATTAATACTGTAGACTTTACAGCACAGGTAACAGTAACAACAAACCGAAGCAGAAGCGAGGCATTGCAAGTATCCAATGTTATAGCGGATTTGTACAAGAAACGATTGTTTAAGATAAAGCCCATGCCGTTTGTACGAAAAGAGGGAAATCTGTGGACAGCAACTTTCCGTGCAAAGCGCAAATTTGGGTGGAATGACATTTTATAGCAATTTACAAAGAGCCGAAAGGCTCTTATTTTTATGCAATTTTTTAGGAGGTAAACATGGCTACAGGTTTAAAAAGTAGAATTATTTACAGGAAAAAGACCAAAGAAAGCAACGAAAGCGATTACTGGGCTGGCACATACAACCTGTTGATTAGAGCAAAAAGTATTCCGTCCCCAGTAGGTGAGCGTAACATGGTTGATACGTCTACGTTGGAAGATTTAGTCGAAACGCAAGAACCCGGAAGACGCGCGGCGGGTTCAATGGCTGTAAGCGGTGCATTTGAACGCGAATATCTTGACAATTTAGTTGAGATTGAAGACGAAAAGTTAGACATTGTTGTTCTTTATGGCACAGACGGCAAAGGTAAAGAGGGTATTTGTGGTTTTATCGGCTCTGAATCATTCGCACCGGACGAAGCTACAGACGACCATTTAACAGGCACTTGCAACATTGCTATTTCAACAGTGCCGCGTTGGATTCATAAAGATTATGACGTTGCGGTAACAGAAGATGAAAACGGTTATCCGACATCAATTACATTATCAAAAAAATCGTAAGTCAGTCCGGAAAAACAAATAAGGCTGTTGCGACTGACGAGGATACAAAAACAGCCGTAGTAATTTGATAGTTAGTAAATAATATGGCAGGGCGGCAGAAATGCCGTCCCTGTCCTATATAAAGCGAAAAGGACAGGTAATGAATATGAAAACAATTACAGTAAACAGTAACGAATATAAATTAGAGTTCTCTTTTGAAGCGGCAGAGTATAAAGACATCGTGCAGAAAATGTTTAAGGTCCTCAGCGGTGCTTACGTTGTCGAAGAATCAAAGGATATGCAGAATCCTACTACTAAGGATATTATCAACGGCACGGCAAATATGATTGGCGATACAGCAGATATTTGCGTTACTGCTTTTTATGCCGGCTTATTAGAAAATAATCCACTTTCACATGAAGAAGCAAAAACAGTCATGAGGGATTATATGAAAGAAAATAAGCTTTCGTACAAGAAACTGTATGACGAATTGAGAAATTGCATGGAAACAGATGGTTTTTTCGACCTGTCGGGGCTGAACGACATGATTCAGCAGATGTACGGGACAGCACCGGAAGCGACAGCACAGACAGCATAAAAAAATCTGAAATTAACTGGCATAAAATAATTTGGGAAGATTATTTTCCGACAGCCTTTTCAATCGGGATACACATAGATGAGTTTAAGCATATGACACCGGAACAGTTAGGATACTGCATAAAAGGACATGAGTTGAAAAGAAAAGAACAGGATAGCGATATGTGGCACTTCGCCGGTACATATGGAATATCTGCCCTTATTTATGCGATAGACCGTTGCTTAAACGGTAAAAAGGCAAGGTCGGAGTACATCAAAAAACCAGTTTCAATTTTACTTGAAGAAGAAAGTAAGCCAAAATCAAAAGAAAGCAATGAAGATGTTGCAATGTTTGAAATGCAACAAAGAATCAAAATACTGGAAAAAGAGGGCGGCATATTAAGTCCGTCATAGGTGGTAGCACGCGAATTGCTACCACCTTTATTTTTGCACTAAAGGTGGTGATGACGTGGCAGATAATGAACTGGACAGCTTAGAGCTTAAAATACAAGCAAATGCAACACAGGCAAACAATGCGCTTGATAAACTTGTTAAAAATTTAGAGAATTTATCAAGTTCGTTAGGAGTTATCAACAATGCCAATCTTGCGGGGTTTGCAAGTGGTGTAAAAAATATTACAAATGCAATGCAGGGAATGAAAAGCGTAAGCACGGCAGATTTTACGCGTTTGTCAAAAGGTATTCAGAAGATTTCAACCATTGACACTGCCGCAATAAACAAGGCTTCTACAGCAATGGCGTACTTAAGTAAGTCCTTTAATTCCATGCAGGCAACCAGTGAAGCAACAAAGCAGATTACGGAACTTGTGACAGGAATCAAGCAGTTAGGATATGCCAGTGCCGCAAAAGCTATTGACAATATACCGAAGCTTTCAAGCGCGATGAAACAGCTTATGCAAGAACTGTCAAAAGCACCACAGGTAAGTCAAAATCTTATTGATATGACTAATGCGCTTGCGAATTTAAGCCGCACAGGGGCTTCAAGCGGCAGAGCGGCAACGTCATTAAGCAAAAACTTTTTGAACGTTTCATCTTCTGCAAATTCGGCAACTAAAAGCAGTTGGTCGCTGGCTTCCGCATTTGGTAAATTATACGCTTCATACTGGCTTGTTTTTAGAGGAATCAGTAAACTGGGAGATTCGATTGATATAGCTTCATCACTCATAGAAGTTGAAAACGTTGTACGTACAACTTTCGGAAATTATGAAAGCCTTGTAAACGACATGGCAAAAACATCTATACAGGATTTTGGTATGTCAGAACTGTCCGTAAAGCAGTATTCAAGCCGTTTTCAAGCTATGGGTGTCGCTATGGGATTTTCTCAAAAGAAAATGGCCGATATGTCCATTGAACTGACAAAGCTGACGGCCGATATGGCTTCATTTTACGATATGGAACAGTCAGACGTTGCGAGAAATCTTCAAGCAATTTTCACAGGCGAAACAGAGCCATTAAGAAAATATGGACTTGATTTGACACAAGCAACGTTAAAAGAGTGGGCTTTAAAAAACGGACTTGACGCTAATATCAGTTCCATGACACAGGCTGAAAAAACCATGTTGCGATACAAATATGTCATGGCAAATACGGTGGCAGCGCAAGGCGACTTTGCAAAAACTGCCGATACATGGCACAATCAAACGGTCATTTTAAAGCAATCATTTCAAGAACTGGCAGGAATTATAGGTACATCGTTGATTAATGCGTTTAAGCCGTTTTTAAGCGGATTAAATTTCGCAATGACACAGGTTATTAATTTCGCTGAAACGGTAACAAATGCCTTAGGTGCAATTTTTGGTTGGAAATTTGAAGTTACTAACAAAGGCATTGCCGATGATTGGTCGGACGCTGCGGACAGCGCCGATGATATAGCAGACAGCACCGGAAACGCCGCTAAAAACGTTGAGAAGCTGAATAAGGGTGTAAGACAGTTTGATGAATTAAAACTGATTACAACACCGGATTCAAGCGGTGGAAATGGCAAAAAGGGTAGCGGTACAGGAGCGGCAAGCGCAGACGGAGCAAGCGGCGGCCTTGTGAAAGTCGATACCATTTGGAAAGACTATAAAAGTCAAATTAAAAATTTACGCGAGTTAGGCGAGTATATAGGCAATACGCTTACAGATACGCTGAATAGCATTGACTGGGACAGCGTGTATGCCGGTGCTAGAAATTTTGGTAAAGGCCTTGCTGATTTCCTCAACGGGCTTATCTCACCGGAATTATTCGGTGCTGTCGGCAGAACTATTGCAGGAGCATTAAATACTGCTGTGTATACGGCTTTATCGTTTGGGGAAACGTTTGATTGGGAAAACTTAGGATTTTCTATTGCAACCGGGATAAATCAATTTTTTGAAACGTTTGATTTTGCTTCAACCGCAAAAGCTATCAATAAGTGGGTTCAAGGCATTTATGACACAATCAAAACAGCTATAAAAAATATCAAATGGTCAAAAGTGCTTGAGGGAATAGCAACATTAATTGGTGATGTTGAACTAAAAACAGTAGCAATCATAATTGGAGCAGTACTTTTAAAGAAATATTTCAAACTGGAAATTGCTAAAAATATTTTAAAGGGCATTGCAACGTCAATTTCACAGTCAATAGCAAAATCACTTGCGGCAAAAATGGGTGTTGAAATTGCACAAAACGCAGGAATTTCAAAGGCACTTACGGCTGGAATTAAAAAATCAATAGGAAATATTGATTATGGTGGACTATCAAAAACACTTTCGTCTTTAATGTCAACAAAGTTAAAAGCCACAATCGGAATTGCGGGTATTGCAACAGAGTTTTTAACGGTTGCAACTGTCTTTGAAAAAATTGGGGAAGGTGCTAATTTTACAGTCGGTATGTTGGCAAAAGTGGCGGCAGGTGCAGGAGTGGCGGCGGCAGCTTTAAAGCTAATTGGATTATCTACACCGTGGACAGCGGCTATCGTTGGTATTACAGGTGTGGTTGCGGCTATCGCAGGAATCGGCATAGGATACGCAAAAGCGCAAAGCGAAGTAGTAAGCGCCAATACTATAATCAGCGATTCTGTATTAGCAACGGCAGAGAGTTTAAATTCAACAATACAGTCATCTAAAGACCAGTTTAATAGTGTAGGTGATACCTATGCAGGCGTTAAAAGCGTTGCAGATAAATACTTTGAATTGGCAGATAATTTTGACAATTTAACAGATTCGCAAAAGGAAATGCTTATTGCATACGCAAATTACATTGTCGAACAGTGTCCGAAATTGGCAGATTCGATTGATACGGTAACTGGCGAATTTAAAGGACAAAAAGAAGAAGTTTACAATACAATTTCTGCACTTGAAGCTTATGCCAAAGCGGCGGCAATGCAAGATGTATTAAAAGACCTGTACAAGCAAGAGATTGATATTGGCAATCAACTAAAAGAAAATAATGAAAAATACAACAAAGCAGAAAGTATTATTTATGAATACGTAAAAGAGCTTACTGGAATGTCTAAACAGGCATTTGATTCAGCATATGAAATCAGTGGATTGGGTGACGCATTTGATGTGCTTTCGGGACTTTTAGATGACCCAATGAGAAAAACCAGTGATTTTACAAAAACATCATACAATTTACGAAAAGAGTTAGGATTAAATTCACAGGAAACATGGCAATTAGCAAATGATAATAGAGAATTAAAAGAATCTTATGAAAAATGTGAAAATGCAATAGCGAATGCCGCAACCGAAGCGGCAAATTGCAAAAATGAATACAACAATCTTACCCAACAACAGAACGACACTGCGGACAGTTCTGATAATTTGCGGGATACAATGCAACAAAACAATGAGCAAATAAGAGAATCCGTGCAACAGTCAATGTATGACATTGAAAAAAATGTAGCGGAAAAATCAGGCGAATCTACAGAAGATATTTCAAATTTTTACAACAAGGCAAGTGAAACCTTTGGCAGATTGGGTGTTGTAGGAACAGACGGCGGTACAAAGCTGTATAACGGATTTACGACCACAACAAGCGGATTGCCGGGATACAATAGCGCAATATTCGACAATATTCAACAAACGGCTATTTCAAAGGCACTTGATACCGGCTCAAAAGCGGGTGAAAACCTTGTTGATTCGTACAAGGAAAATATTGACGGTGTACCGAACACAACGGCAGTTGCTTTCCTGTCAATTATAGACGCAGTAAACGCAGGAGAAATCGGTTCAGATGTTGGTGCTGACCTCATGAACAACTTAGCGGATACGATAAGCAGTAAAGCATGGAAAGTCCATGACGCATTAACCAATGCTATTCAAAATAGTTACAAAATGGAACTGGAAAGCGATGATAATTATAGCGCAGGCGACCCAATGAAAAGCGGATTTGCTAAAATTCGTATTAAAGGGTATGCGAACGGCGGTTATCTTCCACAAAAATATAGCATTGTCATGGCGGGTGAAAACGGAATACCGGAAATTGCCGGAACGGTCGGCGGCAAGTCGGCAGTAGCGGGCGGCGCAGAAATTACGGGTATTAAAGATTCCATTTACGATACGTCACAGCGAGAGATAGCACTGCTTAGACAGCAGAACCAGTTGTTACAAGGAATACTCAACAAGGACTTGAGTATAAGCCAAAACGACATTGGAAATAGTGCAAGGAAATACGCAAGAGAATATTTTAACAGAACTGGCAAACCGGCATTTGATTATTAATGCATGTACAATAGATGATAATTAATCTATTATAATACGTGACAACTTGCTTTGCGGCGGAATCTATTTTATGTAGGTTTCGCCTTTTGCCATTTCTTTAGCACATATCGAGTACCGGTATGTGCTTTTTTGTTACCAATTTTTAAAAATGTGAGGTGCAGGCATGGCGTACAACGGCTTTTTAATTAAAATTGGAGATTATACGATACCGGACGGATTAATCAAGGCAGATTCCTACAGCGCATACGCAAATATGCAGGACATTGACGATTACACGGACGCAAACGGATACGAGCATAGAAACGCTGTTGAATTAAAGGCATTAAAAGTTGAATTTGAAACCAAGGCAATGCTTACAAATGAAACATTTGAAGTACTGATGAGCAATATTCGCAACAATTTTACAAATTCGCAGGAACGTGGCTGTTATATTACAGCCTATATCCCGGAATATGACGATTATGTTACGCAGTATGGCTATATGGCTGATTTTCAGCCAACAATTTACGGCACATACGGAAATGTAATTCGATACGATTCAATCAGATTTGCTTTTGTTGGAGGTGTTTACGGTGGTTAATTATCAATACGCAGAATTGTTTAAAAAAGATAGCATAGATAAGCAGTTGACGATTGAAACGGACGATAAAACGACAAAAATTACAAATGTTGAACTACATCAAGAACAGTTTGAATTGACAGAAAGCATTTGTTCGGAATCTGAATTGACAATCGGAAGCTGTGAAGCGGCGGTGCTTAAATTTACTGTATCAAACATTTTTTTGCCGATGAAAGACAAAATGATAACGGTTAAAACGGTAATTGATAATAACACTGCAAATCCGTTTCAAATTGGCAGATATAAAGTATACTCTGACACACCAACGGCAGATAGAACAAAGCGCGATATTGTGGCTTATGATGCGTTGTATGACGTGATAAACGCAGATGTGGCGGAGTGGTACAATACTTTGCTCCCGGATAAAGACAGCGTTACAACAATGAAAGCTTTTCGGGATAGCTTTTTTGGATATTTTGGGATTGAGCAGGCGGACGCACAGCTTGTAAATGATGATATGAAAGTCGAAAAGACGGTTGAGCCGGAAGAGTTAAGCGGTGCAACTGTGCTGAATTGTATTTGTGAAATTAACGGCTGTTTCGGACACATTGGACGTGACAGCAAATTCCATTACATTTACCTTGAACAGGAAATACAGGGATTATATCCAAGAAACAACCTGTATCCGGCAGATGATTTGTACCCGCGTGAGCCGAGAAGCACGAGAATAAGCAAAAGTCTGTATATATCGGCGCAATACGAAGATTTCCTCGTGAAAACTATTGATAAACTGCAAATCCGGAAAGAAGAAGACGATATCGGAGTAATTGTCGGAAGCGGCACAAATGCCTATGTTATACAGGATAATTTTCTTGTTTACGGCAAAGGCAGTGAAGAACTGACGGGAATCGCAAATAACATTTACGGAAAAATCCGGGGAATTATTTACAGACCGTTTTCTGCGGACTGCAAAGGAAACCCATGTATTGAAGTAGGTGACGCGGTTCGTCTGCCAACAAAATATGAAATCATTGAAAGCTACGTGTTAAAACGTACACTAAAGGGCATACAGGCACTTAGGGACAACTATGAAGCAACGGGTGAAGAATACCGTTCTACACAGGCAAATAGCGTGCATAAAAGCATTATACAGCTTAAAGGAAAGACCAATGTACTGACACGGACAATCGAAGAAACAAACAGTAAGATTACGGACGTTGAAAGCGGATTAAGTTCTGAAATTAAGCAGACTGCAACGGATATAAGAACAGAAGTTAAAAACACGGCTGACGGCTTGTCAAGCAGTATTGAGCAGACTGCAAACAGTATCCGGAGCGAGGTATCCGATTCAGTAAACAACTTATCCAGTAGTATACAGCAAAACGCAGAATCAATTGCAACGGAAGTAAAGCGGGCAAACGAAGCCGAGGGCAATTTATCGACGAAAATTACACAGACTGCGGAATCAATTACATCAGAAGTAAGCAAAAACTACGAAACAAAAGAAAACGCTACAAACACAAAAACGGAGTTGGAAAGTTCTATAAAACAGACGGCAGACGGATTTACGGCAGAGTTATCAAAACAGGTAACGGAAACTAAACAATATGCTGAATCTGCCGCTGAAACGGCTGAAAGTAATGCAAAACAGGACACGGCAGATAAGTTAAAGGATTACAGCACAACAACAGAAATGAATACCCGAATCAATGCCACAGCAGAGGGAATTTCGGCAGAGGTAACCCGAAAACTGCAAAGCTACAGCACTACAGAACAGATGAATAGTGCAATAAGGCAGACGGCGGATAGCATTAATACAGAAGTATCAAAAAAAGTAAATGGCGATGAAATTATTTCAAAAATTAACCAATCTGCCGAAAACGTTTCGATTGAAGCAAACAAAATCAATCTGAACGGCGCTGTGACGGCAAATCAAAATTTTAAAATCGGTTCGGATGGCAGTATGGAAGCGTTATCTGGACTAATCGGAGAATGGCAGATATTTGACGGATATTTGCGGTATGTTTTAGGAGAAAATGCACAGGCACTTTTAAAACCGGACGAATTGCTTATTAGTAGAAGTGCCGGGGCAAACTTTCACGCATATCCGGGATTGTTGTATATGCAATCTGATGACGGAGAACGAAGCATTTCTATTGATTGCAATGACGGAAGCATTAATTTGGGCGGAAGCTGGACAACTCCGTGGGGCGACATAGAAGGATAGAAAGGAGCAGGCATGAATAAAACGTATGGTCGTATAAATTGGGAGAATTATCCGAGTGATGAAACACCACTGAATGAAAGTAATCTGAATAAAATAGATGTGGCTACAGATGAAATTGACAATAGGGTAATTACACTGGACACTACAAAAGCGACCAAGGAAGAAGTTTCAACACTGGTGCAGGACGTTGCCTTTGAAGAAAAGACAGGTATTATCACGATTGTAAAGAAAAACGGTTCAAAGGTAACGATTGACACGCAAATGGAAAAGATAGCTGTGAATTTTTCATATAATGCCGGAACACAGCAGATTATTTTAACGCTTATTGACGGTACAAAACAATATATAGACCTGGCAGCACTGATTACACAGTATGAGTTTTTGGAAAGTGACACGGTGGCATTTTCGATTGACAGCGCTGGAAAAGTGTCTGCAATCGTAAAAGAAGCGAGTATACAGGAAAAACACTTACGACCTAATTATCTTGCAGATATTAAAGTTGAAGTTGCAAAAGCACAGGCAAGCCAGTCGGCGGCGGCAAAATCTGAAAGCAATGCAAAGGCAAGTGAAACAGCGGCGGCAACCAGTGAATCCAATGCGGCGACGAGTGCTACAAAAGCACAGAGTTATGCTACTGGCGGCACAAACAGCCGCACAGGCGAAGATACGGACAATGCAAAGTATTATAGCCAACAGTCGGCACAGAGCCAATCGGCGGCGGCAACAAGCGCAGATACGGCAAACACGAAAGCAGAAGAAGCAGCGGCAAGCGCGGCAACAGCTAAAACAAGTGCCGATAATGCCGCAGGAAGCGCAAATTTAGCCAATGAAAAGGCAAATAGCGCGGCAAATAGCGCAACCATCGCAGTTTCAAATTCCAATGCGGCACAGCAGTACGCTTCTAATGCGGCGGCAAGTGCGGACACAGCACAAAACTATGCCGTAGCAGATACAGACAGTGCAAAATACTATTACGAGCAGGCAAGACGGATTTCTGAATCGTTTTCAGGCGCATTAAGACCGATGGGAACGGTTGCATTTGCAAATCTTCCGGCACTATCAGAAGCGGACGGCGGAAGCATGTATAACATTTCAGACCAATTTACAACGACTGCTGAATTTAAAGAAGGAGCGGGAAATACTATTCCGGCAGGCGCAAACGTATATAAGACAGAGGACGGAAAGTGGGATGTACTCGCGGGAACACCTGTAACCGGTGTAAAAGGCAGTGCAGAAAGTGAGTATAGGCGGGGCAATGTTGATATAACAGCGGAAAATGTAGGACTTGGAAACGTTGACAATACAGCAGATTCCGCAAAGTCTGTAAAATATGCAGCAAGTGCAGGCAACGTAAATTGGAACGGTATAACAGATAAACCGTCTACATATCCACCGTCCAATCATAATCATGGCACAGCAGACCACAATTTTACGTGTTTTTTAACAGATAATACATCCGCAGGATTTTCGGCTTTGCATGACAACGGAGCTACAACAGGATTTTTCTTAAAAACCATCAGAGGACAATATACTGCTCCGGGGTGGTTTGAAGGCGATTATGCTTCTGGTATTGCTTTCGGCGGCGCAGATACCCATGCTGTAATAAGTTGTAGGTACAATTTCCCACGCGTAACTTTCGCAGGGGGGAATGGTACAGAACCGAATTGGTGGATGAGACTTGCTGGAACTTCTGGTCATAGTTATGACTTAAACGATTTTATAACAACATCGGGTACTGACAGCCTTGCAGGTAGCATTGTTCCTAATGAAGATGTAGGCATGGAATTGGGAGATGAATCACACAGATTTACGAATATTTATTCAAGTAACATAACTACAGATACAATACAGTTCAATAATTATGATAATAGCGGAAATACAATTTATTATAGCGGTAACGATTCCGCAAATGGAAACGGTGGCGGGCTTAATAATCTGGTAATTCGGTCATGGTGGGGGGTATCGTTTACTTCTAATTGCGCGGATGGGCGTTACGGCGGCAAAGACCAAACCGCTGTAGGAATTGACTGTCGAGAAGGTATTGTTAAAGCGTATAACTTTGAAGGCTTAGTAAATGGGCACAGCGTTAATGCAGACGTACCGGAAAATGCAAAATTTACGGATACAAAAGGAAGATATATTGGCACTACCGTAACAAAGCCACAAGATAAAACAGAAATGTATATCACATATCTTTCAAGCGGTTATATTGTAATGGCAGGAAAAACAGTAAGTAAAAGCTATGCAATGAATACACAATATGGAAATGCGTTTTGGGCACCGTTCACAATTTATTTGCCACCTAATATTGTAAAAAATATTGACAGCGTGAATATTACTCCATTTGCGGAAACAGGGCTGATAAGTGCAAGCATAAACGGCTATACCAGCGAACAAATAACGGGATTTGTTTGGTCGCCACAAAACGAAACAAAAAGCATATCATTTCATGTTACCGTACATGGAAGGGCATAAGGTAGGTGATTGGTATATATAACGACAGCAGTTAAAGACACGAAAGTGTCTTATTTTTTTACCCTAAAACACAATAAAAATTATATTTAGCCGCAGAACAGCGGCAGAAAGAGGTTCATATGAGCAGATATTCAGTAATTGATGTAAGTAAGCATAACGGAGTTATCGACTGGGATACCACAAAGGAAAATGTTGACGGTGTAATTATTCGTGTCGGTCACGGCAATGACAGCACAAACCAGGACGACCCGCAAGCAATCCGTAACATGGAAGAATGTGAAAGACTGGGCATTCCGTATGGTGTGTATCTGTACTCTTATGCGTTAAATAATGCCGAAGCAGAAAGCGAAGCGGCACACGCACTGCGCATGGTAGAGGGCTACAATCCGGTGTTGGGTGTATGGTTCGACATGGAAGACGCGGACAGCTATAAAGAAAAGCACAACTTCAACCCATACGATAACAGACAGGAAATTACTGATTTTTGTAAGATTTTCTGCGACAGAGTATCCGAAGCAGGATACAAGACTGGTGTTTACGCAAGCAAAAATTACTGGGATTCAGTAATCTATGCAGACCAGTTATCCAATTATGAAGTATGGCTTGCACACTGGAGCATTTCAGAGCCGTCAATGGATTGCCTGTTATGGCAGTATACATCAGACGGTGAGGTTGCCGGTGTACCGTCAAGCAGAGTTGACATGAACTACTGGTACGGCGAGTTACCGGAAGTTGACGGCGGCAGTGATTCTGATAGCAATTCGGGCGACTGCGGCGGCGATGAAGAGGACACAGAGGACGTTGGATACAGCTATTCTGTAGGCGATACTGTTAACTACGATACAATCTATGTATCTTCAACATCAGAAGAAGCATTAAAGCCTACCTACACGACCGGCACAATTACACGAGTTGTTGACGGCGCGAGAAATCCGTATCTGATTGATGACGGCACAGGCTGGATTAATGATGATTGCATTGCTGGCGGCGGCAGTGATGATTCTGACGATTCAGAAGAAAGTTCGGATTGCGGTGGAATTTCTGTGGGCGATACCGTCCGTTTCAACGGCGATACTGACTACAATGGCACGGCAATTAAGGCATGGCACAATGACAGCGGCTATGAAGTCACACAGCTTGACGGGGATAGAGCAGTCCTTAGTTTCAACGGTTCCGTATTTGCGGCAGTCAATGTCAGCGATTGCGAATTAATCTAAACATAAAAATACCGGGAGTGTAATACTCCCGGTTATATTTTAATTGTTATCGTGTAAATCAATCATAACAGCTTCAACTTGTGGAATTGTTATCGGTTTATTCAATGTAGATGTGTATGAATACTGACCGACATAACCACCATATATAGTAATTTTATCATTTTCAAGTAATTTACAATCAATAATATCATTTGCGTAAACAACAAGCAACGCGTGATTGTAGTCATCATCTACAGCCATTCTTATAGCGGTGTAATTGCTATCAACCGCACCAATCATCTGTATAACTTTTCCGTCAAATTTCACAGGTTTATCAATATTTTTGTCCGGGTATCTAGCAAGTGTTTCATAGGTAATATCTTCTGTGTATGCCATTCTGTCCCTTGATAACAGTGTTTCTTTTTCTGTAGGGGCTTCTGTTTCAGTTTGCGTTTCCGTTATTGCTTCTGTACTGTTTGCGGTGGTAGAATTATCCGCGGTTGAATTTTGGCAAGCCACAAGTCCTAAAAGGCATACAGGCATTAATAAGCATAATAATTTCTTTTTCATAAAAATTCTCCATTACTTTATTTTTGAATAATAATAGCACATAATCTAATTTTTGTCGAACTGCTAATGGTAAATTTGTACTATACGCGCCGCAATCCGACATTATGTGACAGCATACGCTATAAAATGTAGGCAATTTTAGAGTAAATGTCGTTTTTTGCGGTTTAAATCGTTTGTGAAAAATTGGTAATTTTTGTAAAATTAAATTGTCCAAAAGATTGGGCAATTCAAGTTCCGGCGGGCGGTTGCGCTATTTGGCATTGCGCCGCCGCCCCTTTACATAACCTTAATTTACATCAGCGACCTTTGTTCCAATCTTGACGGAAACAAACATTTGTTCTATAATGTTTGTATCGCTACTTTATGTTTTGTGTCGGGGAATACGGAGGGTAAATTATGTGTAAAAAAGATAACACTGAAAATGTTTTCTACAGAAATGAGATTTTTAAATTAATAAATAAATGTGATAATACGCATTGGCTTAAAGTTATATATGCGTACATAAAAAGATTACTTAAATAAAATTGCCGGGATAGCATAATGTGTTATCCCGGCTTCTTTTATTTGTTTTCAATCATTGAATCGACAAGCTTCTCTAAACTGTCCCAGTCTTTTTCGTTCAATTTTCTAAGTGCCGCAATAAGTCTGTACTTAAAACTTTTTTCACCAGCGACTTGAATGTCTGCAAGCATTTCAGCAATTTCTTCATCTTTGCTTTTTTTAATATAGGGTTCGCCTTTTCCTGTGCGTAGCCAAAACTCGTTTACATTAAATTCCTTGCAAATCAAAGCTATTGCCGAATCACTAGGAACGCTTCTACCCATTTCATACGTTGCAACAGTATTTCTTTTGACTTTTATTTTGTCAGCAAATTCCTGTTGTGTTAAATGAAAATGATTTCGGACTTCTTTAATTCTATTGTTCAATTCCTTTTTTCCTCCTTTCTAAAAAGTAATATATCATACTTTGTTGAAAAAATCAACAAAAAGTTCTTGACAAAAGTTTTACACCGACATATAATTGTTTTACAATCAACAAATGGAAGCGAGGTGAGAACATGAGTGAAAAAGAAAAAGAAATTGTTGAAAAATTAAAAGATACTATTCCAAAGATGTCGGATTACCAAAAAGGTTATTTACTTGGAATGGTGGAAACTATGGCAGATAAGCCTAAAAACAAGGACGAAACAGGAGTAGGAGATGGAGAGTAAAAAAGAACACGTTTTAGAAATCCTCTGTCAGCAGATGGAGCTGTTGGCAGAGGAAAGTAAGAAAGTTAAACCTAACGATAGAGGGTACAAACCTAGTTTGGTTGAACTTTCATCAGCTATTTGTCGAATAGCTGATTCTTTTGGGTATCTTTTAAATACTGAAAAGCCAAAGGAAGAACACTGATATCACCTGTGCTTTGAGCAATGCAGGTAATAGAACATAACCCTTTATCGGCTATGTACCATTCACATTCAGAGCCATAGCACTCTTTGAATGAATTTTGTGGACATTTAGCCATAGACATTCACCTCTTTCCTTTAATAAAGATAAGAGGATTATATCACAGAAAGGAGAAGAAATGGCAGATACAAATTTACAGGTTTTTAATTCAGAAGAATTTGGAAACGTCAGAACGGTAATCGTAAATGACGAGCCAATGTTTTGTTTGGCTGATGTTTGCAGGGCATTGGAAATTACAAATGTAGGAAATGTCAAACAGAGGTTATCTGAAAAGGGTATCCATACTGTGGACACCCTTACAAATGGTGGAACACAGAAAATGGTTTACATTAACGAACCAAACCTGTATAAAACAATCTTTCAGAGCCGCAAGGCAAGTGCTGAAAGATTTACTGACTGGGTAACGTCAGAGGTTCTTCCGTCAATCAGAAAGACGGGGAACTACAACATGGACATGACAGATGAGGAAAAAATTCGGCTTATTGCAAAAGGCAATGTGAAGCTGAATGAAAGAATCGACAAGGTTGAAGATAAAATATCTTCCCTTGAAAATGATATGCCGCTGTACGGCTGTGAAATAGACGAAGTGCAGAAGCATATCAAAAGGAAAGTAGTTGATGTACTGGGCGGCAAGAACACCAGCGCATACAAAGACAGTAGCGTGAGGAGTTCGGTATTTGCGGACATATACCGGCAGTTGAAGCGCGAATACGGGTGTGTTTCAACATACAAGAGTATAAAACGCAAATACATTGCAGATGTGCATGATTTTATTGATTGCTATTTGCCGCCGACCGTGCTTTCAGAACAGATTGAAAATTCCAATGCACAGATGTGCATGAGTTTTTAGAAAGGGGTATGAAATGTATATTAATCCATTTGCGGCAGGAGTAATTTTCACAATCCTCGTTGAAATTGGGCTTGCGTTGGTTTACTCATGGAGTAACGGAAAGGATAAAAAATGAAACAGCCAAAGAAGCTTACAAGGCAACAGAAAGAAGCGTGTTCGGCGCACCACTTAAATGCCGAACATTGGCTTTTGGTTGAAGAAACAGAGTTTTATTTAAAACTTATTAATAAGGAAACCGGAAGCCGGAAAACGATTGACAAATTCACAAAGACTAATAAAGGGAGAAAAAGAAATGAACAAAGAAAAGGTAACAGTACAGGATTGCGTAGAAATGCAGGAAATGAAAAATCAGTCAGTCATTTTGAATGACGGCAAGGTTGTAAGATTTGAAGAAAATCCGAAGCCTAAAAAGGTCCTGTGGTTTTCTCGACACAAAATGACAGAGCCACAGTTAGCCGCACTGGGAAACGTTGAAATCGTGCAGATTGACCGGTCGATTGAATCGGCAAGCGAGTTACAGGAAGAAATCAACGACTGTGACATTATTGCCATTGTCGCGCCTATCGGATTGCAGGCGCAGTTTTTAAAAGTTGCCGGTGACAAGCCAGTAATTGTAGCACTTAATAACAGAGTGCTTGTACCACAGGAAGACGGCGCAGAAGCCAAAGCAGTATTTAATTTTGTCAAGTGGGAAAGACTTGTCAAGATTGATGTCGTAAAAGAAGACTTTAAAAATTAAAAGAAAAGAGGACAAAGAAATGAACAAAATTGAAATCAGCGGAAGAATAACAAAAGAACCGGTTTTCTCACACGAAAACCATGGTGAGAAATTTTATTCAACACAGATTACAAGTGTGAGGACAAGTGGTGTCCCGGACACACTCAACGTTACATTTTCAGAAATCTTCCTTAAAAATATTAAGGAAGATGAACAGGTTAAAATTTTCGGAGAAATCCGAACAATGAACTATGACGGTCACTGTCACATCTTTGTATTCGCAAAAGACGTTACAGAGTATCCGGGAAAAGACGGAAATTTTGCGGAACTGGACGGATATATCTGTCGTGAACCAATTTTCCGTGAAACGCCGCTGAATAGAAAAATTACTGACTTACTGGTAGCAAGTAACCGGAAGTACGGAAAATCAGATTACATTCCTTGCGTTGCATGGGGAAGAAAAGCCGTCAAGGCAGGGCTTATGAATGTGGGTGAAAAAATCTCTTGTACCGGCAGATTACAAAGCCGTGAATATCTGAAAAGGTATGAAGACGGCACAGAAGAAATCAAGACAGCCTACGAATTGTCAATCAATAATTTACGAGAGGGGGATTCCGAAAATGGCGAAGATTAAGATTTCGAAGAAACGGTATGAAGCACTTTTGGACACAGAAACAAGAGTTCAAGTGCTTTTGAGCAAAACAAAAGCGGATAAGTACATATCACTGGTGGACATGTACAGAATTTTGGGAAATGAGTTTGAAGCCCAAAGAATTGAAAAAGAAAGGGATAAGGTGGAATGGGATGAGGATTAAGCTGCTAAAAATTATCGTAGAAAATTTCATGTGTTATGCACATGAAGAATTTAACTTCTTTGATTTAACAAAAATTTTCGCAATGAACGGCAAAGGAAAATCCAGTATTGCTACGGCATACAACTGGTGCCTGTTTAACTGTGATTATGAATTAAAAGATAATCCGGTTGTGCGCCGGGAAGTAGGCGGAAAGCCTGTTGATGATATGGACACCAGTTCAACACTGGTGCTTGATGTTGACGGGAAAGAAGTAATTATGAAAAAAGCGCAGAAGCGTACCTACAGTAAGGATGGCAGCAGTTATAAAGACGATAACAAGTATTTCATCAATGATGTGCCTAAGACATTAAAGGATTTCAACGCGTATCTTGGTGTTGATATGAACGTGTTTAAGATGTGTAGTAATGTGAACGCATTTCTTAATCAGAAACCGGCAGACATGAGAGAATATTTATTTGATTTAGTAGAGGACGTTTCTGATATTGATGTAGCACGCCAGCAGACCGAATTAGCCGAGTTAGTTCCATTGTTAGGCAAATATGCGGCAGAGGAATTATTGGCTATGAATAAGGCTACCAAGACCAAAATTACAAAGGATTTGCCTATCCTTGACGGACAGATTAAGGAGAAGGAAAGAGATATTCAGCTCAAACAGGCTATTGATACATCTGACCTTGAATTACAGAAGAACAGCCTTAAAGAGCAGATTGCTGATTGCGTGGCAAAACAGACCGACAATGACAAACTGATGTCTGAATATGACAAGGCGAGTGCCGACATTATCAATCTTAAATTTGAACTGAATGACATGGGCCGCAAGGCAAATGAAGAAAACTTCAAACAGAGAAGACGGATTGATGATGAAATCGTTGACGTCAAGCGTAAGATTGATGAAATTTCAAGAGGTATTGAAACAGCTAATGATGAAATCGAAAAAGCCAATGCAGTTATTGGCAGATACGCGCTTGAATTGCAGGAAGCTAGGGGGACGTGGACGAAATTACATGAAATGCAGTTTGACGAAAATGAAAAAATTTGTCAGATGTGCGGACAGGAGTTGCCGGCAGACAAAGTTGAATTACTTATTAAAAACTTTGAATCTAAAAAGGCTTCGGCACTCGAAAGTGAAGCTGAAAGGGGCAACAAGATTAAATTTCTTCTGGATTCAGAAAGAGAATCCGTTACTAAATTAAATGAAGAAATTGCCACACACGAATCCGAAAAAAAAGAACAGGAAGCGAAGTTAAAAGACCTTGAAAGCCGATTAGCGGCACTTCCAGTTGAAATTGATGTAACAGGAACAGATGAATACAAGGCACTTGAACAGCAGATAGCCGAAAAGGAAGAAGCTATGCACAAGGCTAATGACATTTCAGCAGTTAAGGCAGAATTAAAGTCGCAGGAAACGGATTTAAGACAGCAGTTGTCAATCTGTGAGAATCAGATTGCCAAATCCGATACTGCCGCAGATGAACAGCGGCTTGAAGAATTGAAGAAAACAAGGCTTGATTCTGAACAGAACAAGGCGAACGCAGAAAGGATACTTGCCTTGCTTGAAGAATTGGACAAAGCAAAGAATAAAACGCTGTCAGAAGCTATTAACAGCCATTTTGAATTAGTTGAATGGCAGTTGTTTGAGCTGGCTAAGAATGGAAATTACAAATCAGTTTGCATTCCGAAAATTGACGGCAAGTCGATTCTTACGACCGTGTCAAACAAGGGCAACCGAATTTTGGGTAGAGTTGATATTTGCAAGTCAATTCAGAAAATTAGCGGTATTAGCTGTCCGATTTTCTTGGACGACAGTGAAAGCCTGTCAACCGACAATCAGAAGCGGGTAGCAGGCATGGTTGACAGCCAGTTGATTATGCTGATTGTTAATAATAGTGAGAAATTAGAGATTGTGGAGGGATAATATGAAACTTTATTTTTACAAATTGAATACAGCTGGAAAATACGAAAAAACAGGAATTACAGTACAGGTTTGTGAAGCAGAAGAGAAACCTAAGACATACAAGTCTGTTGATAGAGTTTTTCCAAACTACTGTAGTACAGCAAGGAAAGATGATGTTGGACGAATAACTGATTTTAATCAGTTGTTTCTTACAGAACCTAATTTTGAGTATGCCAAGGAGAAATTTAAGAACCGGGCAGAATCAAAGATTGCGCAGGCAAAAGAAAGACTTGAAAGAGAAGAAATGGAATTAAAGATAATCGAAGAAAGTGAGGAAAATTAAATGAGTAGAGAATTGGAACTTGCTAGAGAACTTGTAAGAAAGTTAGAAGAAGCAGAAAAGGATAATAAGGTGCAGTTATCAGAATTACAGCCAGGAGAAACGTTTAAAATCGGAGAACATGATTTTATCGTTCTTGAGCAAAACGGTTGCAGTGGCACGACAAATGTAATATCCAAAGGCTTTATGTCAGAGGATATTGTTTTCGATGACGATACAAAAGATTACAACAACTCCAACCTTAAAAAAATTATTGAAGAGAACATTCAGCCAGCCATTGAAGCAGGGGTTGGAGTGGGAAACATTATTGAACAAGTGGTTAGCTTAACATCTGTTGATATGCAAGGTGAGTTTAAGCCTTGTTATTGCAAGGTAAGACCGATAACGTTTGACGAAGCAAGAAAGTATAACAACTTGCTTGTTAATAAAGATTTAGACGATTGGTGGTGGACTTGTCCGCCTTGGTCTACGGCTGACAGGGGTTGGAAGCGTACAATTACCGTCGTTTCGCCGTCCGGCTTTGTCAGCAGCAACGGCATCTGTTGCAACTACGGCGGTGTTCGCCCTTTTTGTATCTTAAAATCTAATATCTTTGTATCGAAAGGAGAATGATTGATTATGACATTGACAATGAAAAGTTTACAAGAGCAGATTAATGAATTAAGAAATGAAGTTGCTGTTTTAAAAGCAGTTGAAAAAACAAGAAAGATTCCAGCCGGATTAAGCGCAGGAGATACATTTAAACTTGCTGGGCTTACATGGACAATCCTTGATATTACAGATAAAGGATATATGTGCCTTGCTGACAGATTAGAGGATTCAATGAAATTTGATAGTGAATCAAATAATTGGGTTGGAAGTCAGTTAAGAGAACATCTCAACACAAAATTTATTAAAAAAATTGCTGATGAGATAGGGGAAGAAAATATCGTTTCGTTTAATCGAAATCTTCTTTCGCTTGACGGTCAAGATGAATATGGAAACTGCAAAGACACAGTATCTTTATTGACCGTAGATGACTACCGCAAGTACAGAAGATTTATTCCTAACGCAGATTATTGGTGGTGGCTTATTACACCATGGAGTACACCATGTAGCACTTGTAAAGAAATCGTTGTCGTCGTTTCGCCGTCCGGCAATATCAACAACTACGGCAGCTGTAGCAACAACTGCGGTGTTCGCCCGGCTTGTATCTTTTCCTCTTCAATCTTTGAATCAGAGGACTAGTAAATGGCAGAAACGGATTTAAAAGTCATTTTAAAAGCAAAAGAACTGGCAGAACATACTTTGAGGATAACTTCAAATTGTAACCGATACCCGAAAAAATACAGATTTTCATTGGTAGATAAAATGCAGAATAAATCACTTGAAATCTATGAATATTTGTATGAAGCCAATCGGACAGACTTGAAATTATATCGCAGAGAACGGTCAGAGCTGCAGACCAAAGCAATAACACATTGCGATGAATTGCTATTTTATATTGAATTATCAATGAAACTGAACATTGTTAATGTAAAAAGCATGGAATACTGGTCGAAAATGGTTTCTGACATTAAGCATATGGCGATTGCGTGGAGAACAAAAGACAGAGAAAGGTAATTAAAACATAGGTTGCGTGCTGTTTAAACCGTCGTTTCGCCGTCCGGCAATATCAACAACAACAACAACTGTAACAACAACAACGGTGTTCGCCCATTCTGTATCAAACAGGCAGTAAGAGTAGGCAATAAGCCGAAATCAGTAAAAGATACAAAAAAGTGCGCAACCTTTCCTAAAAGGATAAAAACAAAGGAATTATTACTATGGATAAAGATATTATTTGTGATTATGAAAATTTGTACAAGGCTTATAAAAAAGCTAAAGCAGGCAAAGGCTTCAATGGAAGCAGTGCTAGGTTTCAGATGATGAATCTTGAGGGACTACATATGTTAAAAGAACAACTTGAAAATCAAACATATAGGGTGAATCCGTACAATGAATTTAAGGTTTATGAACCAAAGGAAAGAGTGATTAAGTCGTGTTCTTTTAAAGATAAAGTAGTACAGCATTGCTTGTGCGATAACGTGTTGCACAAGCAGTTATCTGATGAATTTGTCAGAACAAATTATGCCGGGCAAACAGGAAAAGGCACACATTTTGGAATGGACTGTTTGAAAGAGCAAATGCTTGAATTTTACAAACAGCATGGGCTTGACGGTTGGATTTTGAAATGCGATATTACGAAGTTTTTCTATCAAATAAACCACGATATTCTGAAAGACATAGTTGATTACTATTTCAATGATGAGTATACAGTGTGGATGAATCATCTATACATTGACAGCACTGACGGTTTGGGACTTCCACTTGGCAATCAAGTAGCGCAAGTATATGCATTACTTATGCTGAATGGATTAGACCATTTTGTAACAGGCGAGTTAGGAGTGGAACTATATGGCAGATATATGGACGATTTTTATTTGATAGCACAGAGCAAAGATTATTTGAAATGGTGTCTTGAATGTATTCGGCGGTTTGCAGAAAGCCTTGGATTATCCCTAAACGGTAAAACACAAATAATTCCGTTTAAAAGTGGGATTTTATTTACAGGATTTCATCATTATATCACAAAAGACGGAAAGTACATAAGAAAATTAACGAGTACTAATAAGCGCAGAATCCGAAAGCGACTGCGCAAGTGGTGCAAGTTGGTTAAAGCGGGACGAATGACAGAGAAGAAGTTTTATGAAAAATACAATGCGTGGAGAAATCATGCGTTGCATGGAAATTGCATAAAGCTGTGTCATTCAATGGATTTATATGTAAAAGATTTATTAGAAAGAGATAATAATATTTATAAAACTCTTAATGAAGAAGGAAAAGAAGTAGACAATAATCTACAAGTTAAAAATCAAGAAAAGGCTATTATAGAAACTAATAATAACTTACTTAAAGAAAAAGAGATTATTACAAAAGCTTTAGAAGAACTTTTATCAAAGGAAGATGAATATAAAAATAAATCCAAAACTATAATAGATGGAAAAAATGCAAAAGAAGTAAAATACATAGAAGATAAGCTTATAGAAACTACTAAAAAATTAACTAAAAGAGAAGAAGATTATAATTTAAGTTTAAAAAATATAGATTCTTTAAAGTTAAAACAAGAAGAAGCAAATAAGCTTTTACAAATCGAAGAAAGTAAAGAATGTGATAGAGAGAAGCTAAGTGTAGAAATAAATAATCTTAATAAATTAGAAGAAAAGATTATAGAACTAGATAGTCTTAATAATAAGGTGATGCATCTAAAACAAAGTGCAGAAAATAGTAAGTTACAAATAATTAATAATAAAAAGGAAACTGAGGAACTAAAAAAATCTAAAGAAGAAAAAGAACTT